GTCTCAATAAAACAATACGGGTAGTGGCCTTTGATAGACTCGGTTTTTCTATTTCCTTTGTCATCTCGATACCTTACTAAGACTTCTCTACCTTTGCCTTGTTCTACTATCATAAATATTCCACCTAATCTTACGGTTATAGTCTTTTAGTTCAACCCAACATTTCTTGTGTAATCTACGTGTTCCCCAATCATTGTGCGTAGCCTTACCGTTTTTACGGGAAGTCCCAATAGCCACTAAAGGCTTACCACAATGTTCACAATTACTCATGGTTTCTACCCCTACTTCTAGTAGGTATATCATGTTTGTTTAGCCATTGATTAATGGCGGCAGGTGTAATACCGAATTGGTCTGCTATATCAGCCATACTTCTTTCTCGCTCTATGTATTCTTTATTCAACCATATCTCGCTACGATATAGTGGGTCTAATTCCTGTCTAATTTTTACTGTGGCTACATAGTTTTCTCCTTCTGTGCCTACAAATGTAAATGCCGTAACACCGTCTGTCTGACTAGACGGGACATTTACTTCTAAATAAGGTATAGAATACCAATTAATATATTCACCTTCTTCTGCTTCTAGTGGAATTGCCTTTTTGTTAGTTATTACCATCATATATATTCATCTCCTAGTAGTGCTGATTGGAAAATAAAGTCGCCATCACCTAAAGTTATAAGTAATTTTACCCCTTGTTCCCACTGTGTAAAATCAAAAAAGTATAAGTTTATTTTACCGTTAATGTTAGCAAATAGATTATTGAATCCACCTTGATAGGTAGCCATGAAAGGCCATTGGGTGCTTCTTCTATCTAACTCATATTCTGTTCTACCTTTTAGTTCCTTACCAACGACCACACTAAGTCCGTTTTCATCTCCCTTAAAAGTGAATGTATTTAATTTCTGTCCGTTCATTTCATCACATCTAACTGCTTCAAATAAACGCACCGCATCCACTGATTCCCAAGAACAAGTAGGTTGTAAGATACTACCATCATTCATAGTATATCCTATCTCATTACCTACATTTAGTTTTGAGGCAAATGTTATTGATGTGTTAGACCACTCATTTAATGTGGTAGGACTATGTGGAAACGCCAAAGCATTCTCGGAAGCAGTAAGCGTTGTTTGCTTATACTTAGACTTTAGTTTTAACTTATCATTATCATAAGTTAAGGTCAAAGCATTTCCATGATACTTTAGTATTCCCAACATAGTCTCTATGTCGCTAACAGGTATTTTAGTATCTCCTGTAGAGGGTATCGAAAAGATACCTACAGAAGATACACCATCCTTAGTGAGTGAACAAGTAGACATCCTACCCCCAACAGCATTCAACATACAGGCCGAAACCTGTGGAATACTTTTACCGGAAATAGTTTGTCTACGTTGTGTGCATTTTAGCAACCATATCAATGATTGTGTGTCTACGACAGACTGCATATTAGTGCCTCACTCATTTACGAAAGGTAGTCCTGTCCATTCTACCTTACCGTCTTTTATTGATAGAATAGTATGGGTTGTCCCTACATATTCCATGTGTTTACCTTTCATTTCCTCAACAGTCCCACGAATAGCCCACTCACCATCGGCAAGTTTCTTATCACCTTTGACACCTGCGGCAATATCTGCTTTCTTCATGTATCTATTTAGGAATATTTGTTGTGAGAACTTACGCATAGTGCCTTTGTCCCAATCGGGTCTATCACCGACTGTCATTAATACTTTCTTACCTGTGCCGTCATCCATATACTGCTGTACAGGCTTTAGGTGGAAGGTAAAGAATACTTTGGGTACAGGCAAAGCGTGAATCCTAGTCAGAACATTTCTATTCATGCGGTTACGCTCTCTCCATTCTTTTTGGTTAAAAGTACCATCTTCTGTTTCAATGATACCACGACTTAGTAGTGATGCCCTCATAGCGTGTTCACACCATTTAAGGAATGTAGAACCACCATCAAATATTACGCCCGCCCAATCATCGGGGTTAGTCGCTACCTCTTCTGCTAGAATATTGACAAACCAATTAGTCTTATCTACTAATGCTTTGTAATCTACATTGTTTTCTGCGTCAAAGATAGAGTCATCTGTTTCATCGTGTAGTGGTATTACCATAATGTTTTCTGCATCGGGATAGATATAATCTACGGTAGACTTTGCTGAATTATCTACATCAAATACTGCTACCTTTTTACCTGCTTTAATTTCTGCATCCATCATAGATAATGCTAGTCCTGTCTTAGCGGTGTTTTCCCAACCTACCAATCCCATACGCAAATCAACAGATTGTGATTTGTTGTTCTTAAACATATTACGGTAGTATTCCTCGTTATACACCACGCCTTGTGGTGCTTCTGTCGTCTTAGTCGTTTGTGGTGCTTGTGTTCCCCATGTCATATTAATACCTCATTTTCTTACGGTTATATAGTTTACTCTTGTGGTGCTATTATAGCACAATCAGTAGTAAGTAGTAGTATAGCGATAGAGAAAGCGGATTCGACAGCGTTAATAGTTACACCAACAGGGTCAATAATACCATTGAATCTTAAGTTTTCATATTTTCTTGAAACTGCGTTCCAACCTACATCTTTTGATTGAGCGTAGCAAGATTTGAAGTAGGCTTACCACTATTAGATAAAATCTGTTTGATAGGTGCTAGGATTGCATCAAAATACTTTACGCCATCTAACTCATCAACAGTCTGATGTTTTCCACCAAATATCCTTAAGTGCTACACCACCACCACTTACTATCCCTTGCTTTCTAGCAAGAGTAGCGGCATTGACAGCATCGTCTACACGTTCTCTACGTTCCCTTTGTTCTATATCAGTAATTCCACCTACCTTAATAGATGCGATACCCGAAGTAAGTCTAGCAATCCTATTCTCTACTATCTCTCGCTCAAAATCTGTTTCTACTTGAGTTAGTATTGAGGTAAGATTACCTATGTAATCCTCATCTACCCCATCCTTAATGAATGTAGATGCAGTAGAAGTTATCTCTACTTTATCACACATACCTAACTCATGTTCTTTTACGGTAATAATACTGTCAAATGAATTGAATACTTTACCACCACATTTTGCTTCTATATCTTGAAGCCAATGGTCTTGAGTATCACCAAAACCTGCCGTCTTAATTATACAGACATTTAATTTACCTTGCATAATATTAACGAGTAAGTTAGGTAGTATGCTTGGGTTGTAATCATGACAAACTATCACTAAAGGCTTACCTGCTTTCATAGATAATTCTAGTGCAGGGACTATATGGTTAAAGGTATCTATTTTCTCTTGCGTTAAAAGTATAGAGGCATTATCGTAAATACACTTTTCTCTATCTGCATTAGCCATTAGTTTGTTTACATACCCACTATCCATAACAAGTCCTTCGGTCAAAGACCATGTAGTAGTGTTATCGGAATTGCTTTCTATTATCACATTACCCTCTTGGCCTACAGCCAAAAGTGCTTCGTGTATCAAACTACCTAACTCTAAATCATTATTAGCCGCTACAATACATACATCTAGTAAGTCATCGTCATTAACATCAGTAGCCATGTCTTTTAATTTATCTACTATAAACTTACACATATTACTAAGACTTTCTTTTATCTTAATATTATCTGTATCATCATCAGCCATTGTATTACATAATGCCTGTGCTAAGATAGTAGCAGTAGTAGTGCCGTCGCCCGATTTACTTTGTGCTTCGTGAGCCACCTCTTGCATTAGATTGATTCCCATTTGCACGTAAGGGTCGGGGTCGGTAATAGACTTAGTAATAGATACACCATCATTAAGAATTAAAGGTAGTCCCGCAGGGTTCTGTATTATTACAGTTCCCGCATTCGCACCTAGTGTGCCTTTGATTGCATCAGCGACTTTGTTTACCCCTAAGAGTAATTTGTCTCTTGCTTCTTCTCCATGTAATATATTTTCCATATTTATACCTCAATAATATCCTAGTATATGTTCCCAATGTATAGCACTCACTTCGTTATCAAAGGGAATAATCTTTGCTTCATCCACCATGACGGAATAGCCCTCTTCTATTTCAAGAGGGACTAAACCGCCTACGGATAGGACTTGTAGATGGCCTTCAAGAATGAGTCCACCGACAGTTTCCTGTATGGTGTTATGGAGAAAGACGTAATGACCTAAAGCCTTCACTCATCCCACCCGTCGTCGGTAGAAACTACTTCATCCATGACTGCTATTCTGTCAAAGGCATACCAACCGGAGATAGACATTCTGTCCTCTCCTTCTTTTGTTCGCCATGCCTGTCCGTGAAGTAGCACTTTAGTACCGACTGCGAAGTCCACAAGTGAATCTTGTTCACTTGGAATATAAACATCTACGGTTGCGGCCGTAGAAGAAATGTCTAAATCAGCACATACTAAAACATATCCGCCATTATCTCTAGGGTCTATGTGTATAACTTCTGCTACAGTAGCGAGGGTTCTATCCCACCAACCTGCATTTCCGTTATGGGTGTCATAGTATTGACCTAGTTTATCTAAGCCCGAAATCATATTCTCTTGTCCGATAATCTGTGGGACAAGTGTCAATGGGTCTGCTGAAAATATACTTGCTAATGAAGGGTCTGCTTCAAAGATTGATACACCATCTTTAGCGTATGCTGTAGTCCCGTTAGCCGCAGGTCTAGCCGCAATAGTCCCTGTTGTAAAGGTAGGGTACTGAACATCTGCACCCTTTTGTGTTGCTTTGATGTTGATTACTTTTACCTCATCATTACTTCCATGAACACGGCCTAAGAACATAGATGTTCTTTCCCTCTCATCTTGAGGTCTAGGTCGGCCATACTTAAAGTTAGCATCACCGGATGGGAAAGTCTTGTTATTCTTATCCCATACTACGAAGAAGTGTGTATTCTCATCTAACTTCTGAGTATGCTTAGGTAATTCTGTAACATCAGCAGATTCTACACCGTAGAAATCTTCTCTAGCGTGTCTTGTATAAGTCCCATCGTGGTTATTTTCAAAGAGAACAACCGCACCGGATTCAACCAATACGTTTCGCACATCTTCTGTCGCAGTTTTTAATTGGCCGGACATTTTATTGTATAGTATTTTACCCCATTCTTTAGGACGTGGAACGGCAATAAACATACCTTCATATTTAGTTGCACCGGAACGAGATAGTCTCGCATTATCTGTGCTAATCATTCTTGCCGCTACTCTTAACGCAAGAATACCGCAGTCGTCGTCAGACTTACCTGCGTTTTTCCAAGCCGCACCCTGTTCTAGTAAGACTGATTGAGCCTTACTACGCAGGGTATCTGCGGCCACATTCACTGTTTTTGCTACATTATTTATCATCGTTTCATCCATATTGGCTTCCTCTTGTTGTAATTCTAGTCCGGTTTTCTTACGGATATAAAGTTTTTGTATATCCTTCCATACACAAACGGACAAAGTTTGCTATGGCTATATTTTCCTCGACACCGTGTATCAAATCCCTTTCGGTTATTGATGCGGCATCTACGATACGCATTATACTATCTACTTTTGCGGTAGATGTAATAGCATAGTCGAATACTGTTTTTACCACTTCTCTAGGTGGTATTCCGTATGTTTCTTTTAAGGCTAAATTATAATCATTCTCACGGAAACATAACGTGAGAAAGTGTTTAGCGTCAAGACCCTGTGAAACAAGGCCGTTGATGAACCCTTCCGGTTCGGGGTGAACAGAAAATGCCTGTAAAGCATTGATACTATTCCTTAAGTCTCCTTCGTGTGCATCAGCAATCAGATTTAATTGCCCTTCTGTAACAATAGTCCCTGTTTTACCTGCTATCATAGATAGTCTCTTTACTATATCATCCTTAGAGATAGGATTAAACTTCAAAACCCTACACCTAGATTGTAACCACTTACTAACTTTACTTAAATCATTACAAGTAAGGATAAAGTAACCTTGTGAGTTTTCTATAACACCTTTTAATGCTGATTGTGCGGCAGGTGTTAATTGGTCTGCCTCATCGAGTAAAAAGAATTGATTTGGGTTGCCTGTCCTAGACATAGGTAGTAACTCTTCTTCTACGAAGTCAATACCCCTAGTCTTTTTNCTACTAGCATTNAACACATGGATAGGCCACTCTAATTCTTTAGCCATAGCCAAAGCAAGACTTGTTTTACCCGTTCCCGCTTGAGGACTGTAAAAGATAAAGTGCTGTAAAGAAGTTACCTCATTAATAACTTCATTCTGACCGACTATCTCACCGAGAGCAGGTCTATATTTAGTAGCCCATATTGTCATATTACTTTCTCCTTAATTTTTTATTGGCTTATCCGACTTGTTAATGCTCTATTTATTATCAGAAATCTCACTTAAGTGAGCCTCACTCTATCTGTGCATATCGGTTACGGTTTTGGGCTACCACCTGTTTA